GTTGTAGGTGCCAAAGAGTGGCAAGAGTGTGGGGATGAAACTATTGATCTCGATGATGACAAGCTCACTTGGATGGCGATTGATATTTCACCGGATAGGAAGCACGCCGCATTATGCGCGGCCCAAAAGCTTGGCTCGGAGTCATTTGTTGTAAAGCTGTTGCATACATGGGAAAACTCAATTCAGCTTGATGATCGAGCTATTGCCAATGATGCAGCTGCCTATTGCCGCAAATATCCGATTGAGTATCTGTTGTACAGCCGTCGCACATCTGGAGCCGTCGCAGCTCGTATGCAACCGGCAGGTATCCCGATCCACGACATGGACAGCGATTATCCGCAAGCATGCGATGAATTATTGGGTGCGATCAATTCGGGTCGATTAAAACATAGAAATCAAGCATCGCTGACAGAGCAAATCCTTTCAGCTGTTCAATTACGTCGAGGCGATGGCGGCTGGGTTATAGGAAGGCGCGCGAGCGGTACGGCCGTGGCCGCCGCCGTAGCAGCAGCTCTCTGTACACACTTCGCGACACGCCCGGAAACGGAAATTGATATTTTAGTGGGTTGATGCTTGACATTTTGAAAAAATGCTTCCATGGGATTATTTGATCGAAAGCGCACCATTGAAACTGTCGCGATCTCGCGCGGTGCTGATGTAGCTGCACAAATCGGGCCAGCGCCAACATTAGATGCATTTTTTCCATTTGGTGGCGCGGATTATCTTGCAACCCGTGAGGAAGCAATGAGCGTTCCAGCAATCGCGCGCGCACGAAATATGATTTGCAATTCAATCGCCACAATTCCTTTGGTTACACGCGATAAAACAACGGGACAGATTATTGATCAACCTGTTGTGATTTCTGATCCGGATAAGCGAGTGCCGGGAGCAGCATCATGGGTTTGGGCTTGTGAGGATTTGTTATTTACAGGATTTTCATATTTCCAGATAATTGATCAATTTGCCGATACTGGCCGCGTTCGCCAAATGTGGCGAGTTGCTCCCAATCGTGTTGGCGTGTTTTTAAATTCTATTGGAACGCAGATTGAGTATTACACAGTTGATGGATCGCGTGTACCAATGTCCGGTGTTGGATCACTTGTTGTGTTTTACGGAAATGACGAAGGATTATTAAACCGAGCAGGTCGCACAATTCGCGCAGGTGCAGAGCTTGAAAGAGCGGCTGCAATGTACGCACGCGAACCGGTGCCATCGATGGTTTTAAAATCAAACGGAACAGCGTTGCCAGCCGACCGCATCGCTAAGCTGCTTGATGCATGGGGCGCAGCGCGCCGCAATCGTGGCACCGCATTTTTAAATGCCGATGTTGAATTGACAACAGTTGGCTTTACACCGGAGCAAATTGGCCTTAACGCCGCACGCGAAATCATCGCTACAGAATTAGCTCGTGCCGTGGGAATTCCGGCGTACTTTATTGACGCGCCGACAGGATCATCCATGACATATGCAAACGCCAGCACGGCGCGTCAAACCTTGTTGGACTTTTCACTTTTGCCGCTGATGAACAGCATTGCCAGTCGCTTATCAATGCCTGATTTTACGCCATCTACACAGCGCGTTGAATTTGATCTAAAGGCTTACCTACGCGGATCAGAAAAAGAGCGTGCAGAAATTTATAAGATTTTGTACGACATCGGAGCAATCACGACCGAGGAAATAAGACAAATGGAGGACATGATCTCATGAAGCTAACAACACCTATGCAAATCACGGCGGCTGATTCAGATGCACGAACAATCACCGGGCGCATCGTTGCATTTAACGAACATGCAAACGCATCAACCGGCAAAGTTGTTTTTGCTCGTGGATCAATCCAGCCAAATGATGTATTTTTAAATTTGGAACATGACAACACACGTCGCATTGGCAAAAGCATAGCCATGAGTGTGAATGACAAAGAAATGACAGCAACTTTTAAGATTGCAAACACAACCGCCGGAACCGATGCGCTCACAGAGGCAATGGAAGGCTTACGCGATGGATTCTCGATTGAACTAGCTGTTGATAATTATGAAATGCAAAAGGACGGCACAATGAAGGTCATCAATGGCCAACTGACAGCCGTTGCATTGGTTACTGAACCGGCTGTTCGATCAGCTCGCGTTTCCGAGGTAGCCGCATCAGAAGATTCTGAAACTCAAGAAGGATCAGAAATAACAAACCCAAATGAAGGAGACAAAGTGGAAAACACTACCGAACAAGCCGCTCCTGCCGTTGAACCGGTAGCAGCTCCAACAGTCGAACCTGTACAGGCATCATCACGACCAGCCTATTACACAGCACCACGCTCACCAATCGTCGATAAGGTTTCTTATCTAGAGCACTACCTACGCGCAAGCGTTTTGCATGATGAGGATTCACGCCAGTATGTAAAGGCTGCCGATAACACAACATCAACAGCACCGGGCATGATCCCAACACCACAAAGCACACAGGTCATCAATGCACTTGCAAACGCTGATCGTGGAATGATCGATGCGATCAGCCGCGAAACCTTGGTTTCAGAAGGCATGACGTTTGAATTGCCAAAAGTTTCCGCTGTCCCCGTGGTTAGTAACATTGCAGAAAACACAGCAATTACAGAATCATCACTATCTGCAACATTTCTTTCTGTATCTGTACAGCCATTTAAAGGCCGTGCAATTTCAACAGTTGAGTTGATCGACCGAAGCCGCCCAGAGTACCTAACAGCTTTATTGCAAAATCTTGAATTTGCTTATGCAAAGGCAACAGATGAGTTTGTAACAGCTGGCATTTACAATGACGGAAGCTCAACAGCACAGGCAGCAAATACAGCCGCCGGATTTCTTGGGTACACATCAAAGGCTTGCGCAGATGTCTACGGATCATCACTTGGCTTTGCTCGCTCACTTGTAGTTTCACCAACACAATGGGGAAACATCATGGGATACAACGACAATGGCGCACCACTTTACAACGCAGCACAGCCGTCAAACGCAGCTGGAAATGTTCGCGGTGACAGCTTGCGCGGTGTAGTTTCACCGGGCCTTAGCCTTTATGTTTCACGCTCGATTGGTGAAGTTTCAGGCACAACAGATGAAGGCGATCTTTCAATGGTTGTCATCAATCCAGATTCATACACATGGTATGAGTCACCTCGATTTACGCTACGCAGCAACATAAATAGCGATGGAACAATCGACATCCTGTACTACGGCTATGGCGCACTAGCTCCAAAGGTGCCACTAGGCGCACGTTGGAACAACCTAGCTTAATAAATCATCGGTAGCGGTCGCTCCCGAACGCTACTTATACGAAAGGAACCGAGATGCCAGCAATAGTCACAGCCTCACAGCTGAGGTCGATTCTTGGTGTCTCGGTTTCTTTGTACTCAGATGCACAGCTTGATCAAATTATTGATTCGGCTGAACAAACAATTTTGCCTTTACTCACGCAATACCAATCATCGGTGACTTTTGCCAATGTGAGTGATTCCGTCATTTATTTCACCACAATGCGGCCAAATTACTTTGTGCCGGGTCAATCTGTTGTTGTTACCGGGGCCGGTGCATACAGCGCGACTTACACGGTCACCGATGATCGTATTGAACCTTATACATTTACAGCGGCAACAGCGGCGGCTGATCGAACATACCCATTGCCGTTTATTCCTAGCGCTTTGGCTACCTTATCCGGTGGATCAGCCGCACAGCTGTACGCAACTACTCCCCCGGTCGAAAACGCAATCTTGGTTGTATCGGTTGAAATCTTTCAGAGCATTACAGCTCCCGGCAATCAGATCATGTCAGATAATTTTCAGCCAGCACCATTTATTCTCGGACGCAGCTTGACAAATAGAGTCATTGGATTGCTCGGGCCATTCTTAGACGTTGAAACGATGGCGCAATGAGTATTGAATCAGCCATCCGCACACCACTTAAAAACGCACTTTCATCGATTGCTGCCAATGTGTACAACGGCATCCCAGAGACAATGACTTCTCCAAGCATCTGTTTAATCCCGGATGCACCGTACCTTGAAAGCCTTTTGATCAATGGATCAACAACAAAAGTCAAAGTCAATTTAACAGTTACAGGCGTGGTGGGTTATTCCAACAATGCCGCAGCTTTGGACAATCTCGAAACCTTGATGATCAGCATCATCAGCGCAATGCCCGGCGGCTATGAAGTCGGCAATGTGAATCAACCACAACCATTGGAAGTCGGTGCCGGTAAGTATCTTACGGCCGATTTACAAGTTAGCACCTACTACACCAACTAAGGAGAAATCATGCCAACAACAATTATCACGGGCAGAGATATCACATTCACCATTGCTGGTGATAGTTTTGATGCTCAAGCTACATCAGCGACTTTGACTGTTGATTCAACAATCAACACTTATCAGACACTTGATGGAAAAGCGTATTATACAACAGATACACAAGGCACATTTGCCGTTGAGATGCTTGCAGACTGGGGCGCAGCTGGATCACTCTGCGAGGAACTATGGACAGCGGCAACAAGCGCACCAAACACCGGACTTTCCGTTATTTTTGGAGCAGATTCAGGCGCATCATTTGCTTTTGATGTTCAGCCGATCTTGCCATCTGCTGGCGGTACAGCACCGGATGCGCAAACTGTTTCATTGTCATTTACTTGTGTTACAACACCAGTTTTAACAATCACCTAATAGAAAAGGATACGGGAGCATGAAGCTAGCAATTACTATCGAATACACAGCAGGAAACACAGAAACCTACATCGCGCAACCGCCGGAGTGGGCTAAGTGGGAAGGCAAGACAGGCTTCACAATTCAGCAAGCTCAGGAAAAGATCGGCATTGCAGATCTCATGTTCTTGGCTTATCACGCAATGAAACGTGAACTAGCTGGTAAGCCTGTCAAGCCTTTCGAAATATGGTCGGAAACTGTTGCCGATGTGACCACCGGTGACAATGACCCAAAAGCCATAAGCGCGGAAGTCTAAGTCGCTTAATCGTTGAACTGTCTATCGAGACAGGAATTCCGATGAGTGAGTGGCAAAGCGCAGAAGATATTTTATCCGCACTAGAGATTTTGAAGGAGCAAAATGAGCGAAGAAACGGTCGCGTACGATAAAGCCGATCTTCGCAAAATTTATGCGGCTTTTAAAGCGATGGATGATGAAGCTGTAGCTCAAGCTAAAAGTATCAGTAACGGATTGGCAACTTACCTTCAGAAAAAGATTGTCACCGCAGCAGTAACACGCGATCTTGCATCGATTCGTATTGCTAACGGCGCACGAGTTTCAAAGTCATCTAAAGTCGGTGAATTGTCATTTGGATTTGTAAGCCAAAAGTTTTCAGGAGGCGGTACAACTCAGCAGCTTTGGGGCGGTTACGAATTTGGATCAAACAAATTCAAACAATTCCCGATCTGGTCTGGCCGTGAAGGTCGCGGATCGCGAGGCTGGTTTATCTATCCAACTTTAAGAGCTGAACAACCTGCAATCATCGCCCAATGGGAAGATGCATTTTCCAAGATATTGAAGGAGTGGTAATGGCCGGCGCATCCAGAACCTTAAAACTTTCCATTCTTGGAGATGTCGATCAACTTAAAAAGTCGCTTGCCTCAGCTGATACCGAAGTCAAATCATCAGCCTCAAAGATTGGTGATTTTT